CCGAAGATCATCATCTTTATCAAGAATGGATAAGCACAGATACAGACCATTCCCAAAGAAATATCCTCGGGACAAGGTTTTGAGAAAGCTACTACAGATCAACATGCAAAAGGCGATGAAAGACATAGGTCTATAGCCCTCTAAGTGAGGGCTTTTTCATTTCTGCAACTCAAGTGTTATATTATTACTTAATCGCAGGCTGAGCCTGCTAATGACGCCTTGGGGGCAAAGATGAGTAACTTAACAGCCAAAGAGGAGGTGTTCGCCAAAGAGTATGTTCTTGGCGGATGTTGCGATGCTACTGCGGCGTGGAGAAAGGCGCATCCAGATAGCAAGGCTAAGGCAGTAAGCCAGCACAACAAGGCCTCGCTGATGCTAAAGAAGGTTGAGGTCAGGGTTAGGATTGATGAACTTAAGAGAAAGTCTATTGACATTGCAGAAGAAAAGTTCACGGTAACGGTGGCTTGGCGTCTTGAGATGCTTAAGAAGATTGCTGAGGCCGGATATGACACCTATCAAGATGGCAATGGTAAGTTTAGGAGAGAGAACTTAAGCGCAGCAAGGGCGGCCATTCAGACAATGAATGAAATGCTTGGCGTAGTGGATGGCAAGGATACAATCAGACCATCATTCAATTTAACCTTGAGGGTAGAAGATGCCTCTGGCTCTAAATAACCCACAAGGACAGTTCTTGGCTGCACAGAAGAAGTTCAATGCCTTCGTTGGTGGTTACCGTAGCGGTAAGACATTCGTTGGCTGCGTTCGCTTGTGGTCATTAGCAGCTCGCTTCCCTGGCATTAAGCTGGGGTACTTCGCGCCAACCTACCCGATGATTCAGGACATCTTCTACTCGACTATTGCAGAGGTAGGCGAGGCTCTATCTACTGAATGGGGCCTTAGTCTGACCGTAGATATCAACGTTAGCCGCAAGGAGGTGAAGCTGATCATTGATGACGTAGAGTATGCAATGGTTAAGTGCCGAGCCATGGAGCACGCACATCGCATCGTAGGCTTTGATATCAATCATGCGCAGATTGACGAAATCGACACGATGAAGATGAATAAGGCTGATGCTGCATGGAAGAAGATTATTGCGCGTATGTCTAGCGTCAGGAATGACTACCCAATCAACACGGTTGACTTCACTACTACGCCGGAGGGATTTAACTTTGTACACAACCTATTCGTCGTACGCCTTCAAGAAGACCCTGCTATCGCTGGCGATTACTCTATTGTTAAGGCAAGCACGCGACAGAACGCAAAGAACCTGCCAGACGACTACATCCAATCTCTGTACAATACCTATCCATCAAACCTGGTTGATGCATACGTAGATGGTGAGTTCGTTAACCTGACGTCCGGCACTGTCTACTACACTTATAAGCGTCAAGAGTGCAGGAGTTACGAGGAGATTATCCCTGGTGAAACACTGTTTATTGGTCAGGACTTCAACGTTGGCAAGATGGCCTCTACGGTGTACGTGCAGCGTGGAAAGGTATGGCACGCAGTAGCAGAGCTATGCAATCTGTTTGATACTCCTGATGTGGTTCGCGTGATTAAAGAAAGATGGCAAGATAAGGGTCACAGGATTGTCATGTACCCAGATGCCAGCGGCAAGAATCGCAAGAGCAACCAGGCATCAACGTCTGACATCGCCATGCTCCAGCAGGCTAAGTTTGATTGGTTTAACCTGCGATTCCTGTAACTGAATCTGCAATTTACTTATCTGACGCTGTAGTGTTCTGTTTGATTTCTCCTTCTGTCTATTTGCCTCTCTTAGTTGTTGGACCTGGTTTTCACTTCCATCAACTTTGATTTCAGGAGTAATTGATTTTCTATCCACCATCACTCAATCTCCTTCGCCGCGCTTACCAATGCAGCAGCTAGCTGTAGAGCCTCTTCTCTTCCAAGGAAAACTGTGCATGGCGATATGAAGCGGTTTATAAACAGTAAAACCGAACCATTTACGGATTTTGTGGATATCAAATCTTTTACCTGCGTTTCGATTTCATGACTCATGGTTTTACCTCTGTATGTTGCCATGGTAATTGACACCCGCAGTCAACGCAGTGGCATTTTGATGTAGCGCAGGTTTTGCTTTTGTGCTCGCATTTATTCAACCCCATCCGATTAACCAACTCCCTGCGCTGCTCATGCTTGACTGCGATCTTCTTTTCCAGTTCCGCTATCTCACTGTCAATGCGGGATAGTTCGTATCGTTGATATTGTGTCATTTCTTCTGCTCCATCATTTGCAGGTAGACAATCATTGCGGCGCGGAGAGGATTGGCGTCCTTGACATCGGAACCACTCAACAACCCTACAGATAACGGCCACGCCTTAGCTTCACCGCTTTTGAATGGCATGATTCCAATATGGTTAGCTGTGATGATAGGCCATGCGTCGGCTGGGTTGTTGCAGTAGTCAACCAAAGTCTTGTTGTCATCCAGCAGAATTGAATGGTCGCCAACAGATAAGATCCGGCAATAGCTGCTTAAGCCCAGCCGCATTTGTTTGCATACCAGCATGTTTATCTCTGCGTCATGCAAATCAGAATAATCTTTCATGGCATCACCTCACTAAGTGAATCGATCTGGCACTGTATGCTGTCTGCTTTCATGTCTAAGTCATATAGCGCATCTTCCAATACGGTCTTAAGGTGCGCCCTTGCGCCAAGCAGGCTACCGAAAAGAATCCACTTTGTTTTATTCAGGTGCTTTCTTTCTCCGCTTCGCGTTCCTGAAAGGTAAAACAACCACGAATTCTTATTGTTCTTTTTTACATATCCAATGAGGATTTCGCTATCCGCATCGACGTGGTGGTTCGCTTTAACAGCGAATTGAATAGTCATTTTGTTGGTCATTTAACACCTGCCATTACGCGATAAACCATCAGTGAATGCTCGTTGTTACTCTTGCATTGCTCGAAGATGATGTTGGTTCCCTTCGGTCTGGATTTACACAGGAATACCATTCCAGGCATTTCGCTGCGGGCTTGCTTTTTCTTTTTAGCCTCTAGCCGACGATGTTCAAGCTCCTTATCCGACAACTCACGCGAGCTTGACTCTGGATTTTTACTTGCTTTCTCGCTTGACCAATATCTTACCGTGTAAGTCGATCCGGTCCTGTAGATGGTTCCAGTCGCCACCATCTGACTGAGTATTGTTGTGACGCGCCTGCCGCTTATGAATAACAGACGCATAATGTGCTTAGCCTGTATCCCTTCATTTTTCTCTATGAACTCTTTAACCGCTTTCTTTTGCTTGTCACTTTTCTTGTATTTTTCGGTAACCATGTCAACCTCGACCATTAACCTTGAACGCATACCCAGCCATGATATAAGCAAGCCCGATAACGCCGGAAAGCCAATCATGATTAACAACTGCTACTGCAACCAATCCAGAGCCAACCAATGCAAGGAAATATGTCATCATTCACTCTCCGGTTTAGGGGCGGCGGCGAGCATGGCCTTATATCGAGGCTGCGAAAACGAAAAATGCAACTCCTTCTGATTATCGCACTGCATTGAATTCCATTTATCTCTCGCCGTATAACCTGCTTCGCACATGGCGGGAGTAGGATCAATCGGAACCAGCTTCCAACCATCCGGAATTATAGGAGAATTAACAAGCTGTAGAATGATGCGTTGAATACCCTCGATCCTGTCATCATCCACAGGGTCTGTGGTATCAATCCTGTCGAGCATCACCAGTGCAGCATTGGCAGCATCGCTTGATGTCCAACCATCCTGCTCTGTATGGGCTGGCTGTGGGGTGGTGTAGAGCTCAATTGGGTGAGCCTCGGCTGAAGCACCCCAAATGTAGCCTTCATGCCCTACCTTGATGGCGGACAATGAACCCGAGCCTGTAAAAGCCACCGGCTTGGCCTGCTTTGCTGCTAGGGCTATGCGGGCGAGTGCTGCTATCTCTGAATTGTCGTTAAGTTCGCTGCACTCAATAATCTCTTCCAGCCTTTCCACGCTGAACTGCGCTAAATCGTTATTCATGGCTTAACTCCTGCCCAATTGGCTGATTCGAGCAATGCTCTTGCTAGCGTTCTGGCCTCTTGCTTGCTGAGTGCAAGAAGAACCTCTGATTTGCTATCTTGCGCAGACAAAATTACTTCGCCTGTCGTGTAGTGACGTCCATCGTGAATTTCTATGTCATCACCGGCTGATGTAAGTATTGAAAAATCACTCATTCCGTCTTCCCCTTAATTCTGATTCCGTGGGAGGTGATGGCATTGTTCGCATTGTTTTGCGCGTCAACGTAGCCCTTCGCATAGTCTTCTGTGGTTCCGTAGCGCACCATCTGAAACTCATCAAACTGTCTGAGCTCTATCTCGATTGCCGCGCGGGATGCCTGCCAGATAATAATGGCCTCTTTTTTGCTGCAATTAGCAAAGCAGCCAATGTCTTCCCACCACTTCTCAAATGCTGCCTTAGTGTCCATCAATGACTCCTAATAAAATTCTTCGTCGTATTCTTTTTCTGCCTGGCGGTGAGCGTCTTTATTTCCGCTTTCATCCGCCAGCAGCTCCTCATAACCCTCATCCATGAGGTATTCAGCTCGCTCTCTAATCCATTTTGAGCGGTAGTTATTTATCAATCCCATGTGGATGACTCCGTTGGGGTGTTATTCTTCGACGTTTACTACGTAGCCATTTGATTCTACGAACTCAATAATTTCACTCAATTTCATTTCGTTCAGCAGTGATTCATTATCCATTTCTGAAACTATTTGCTCAGCAGAAAATGATTCTTGAACATCAATATCTTCCATTTCAGCCTCAAGAACTGCGTTGTAACCCTGACCTCTTGAGTGCTCAATTGTGGAAATTTTCTTGAAGTAAACCGTTGCATTGATTGTCATATCGGTAGTCTCAGTTAGTTATGTGATGCGGGGTGGGGTTCTTTGCAGACTTCCACGCCTTCAGGAAGGGTGAGTAAGCTCCACTTCATTTCGTACTTGTAGCCGTTATGGTAATCACCGCTAACTACTTCCATCCAACCCTCAAACACTTCACCGGCATCTGTCAGAAGCGTGGTGATAATCTTCATTTCTGAGTTGACGTTATCGCCAGTCGCGGTCTGTGAAACCTGTATAACCTTGCTCATCTCTCACCTCATAGTGCAGTTACTGTTTATGAAAACCGCTTGGTTATCGCTTGGAATTAAATATACACCAACAAAGAAACATTGCAAACATTTTTATTGGTATTTATCGTCAAGCTCACGGATTAGCTTTCTGGTAACCGCCCTTATTTCCTCCAACTCATTGATTTCCCATTTCTTATTTTCTTGATTGCACTCCAAGGCCACCACCCTGTCTTCACCAATCTTGGCTATCAAATTCACTCTGTAGCGTTCAATATTTCCTGATTTATGCACGTTGCATGATGCGCACTGAAGCCAGATATTGTCATGAGTGAAACGGAGCTGGCTGGCTGCCGCAGTTGTTCGATAGTGTCCAGCGTGCCACTCTTGGGCGATCTTTGTACCACATGAAATACAACCATCACCCTCAGCCAAGCATTGCTTCCTACGAAGGTCATTAACGGCGCGCTGCGTCATGTCAATCCAGTGCTTAATCGGCTTTGCTGACTTCTTACGATCTGCCCATTCTTTCTTCTGCTCTTTGTCCTTGGCCTTGCTTCGCTTTTCTGAAGCATATTCCATTGCGTGCTCCATTCCGCAGAACCATCCAACTGGCAATTTAACCATTGAGTCTTGCGTGAAGTATTCCCTGCACTTCATGCAGCGGCGCTTTGAGTTACTCATCTTTTGGTGGCTCTGGTAGTGGCATCCAGTGGGTGACAATTACACCGTCGTTGTCGCTTAGATTGGCAGTTGCAAATCCGCGCCTGAAAGTCGAACCCGTGTAAGTCATTTCACCTACAAATTCACTGACTAGTTCACTATTGAAGTTTATGACTGCCAAAACCTTTTGCCCATCTACCGGCATCCGCTCGCTGCACTTAATCCAATCGCTCATCTCAATTCTCCAAAGTAATTATCGTATTTAACATCTCGCAGCTTCACGCCGTTTTGTGTGGCAAAAGCAATACTGTATTCGATGAGTGAATTCATTCGTGAAACACCCATCTGCGCGCTTGATTCTCTGAT